CTCCGAAACAGGGGGCACAAAGACCCCCGCCAAAGCGGTACTAAGGTACCGCCACCCAGCGCTCTGCGTAGCCGAGGACGTTATCACGGGGGGAAACCCCCCGTGCTCCGTCCCCGACGCCGTAGAGCGCACAAGCGACGACTACATCGGGACGGAAGTGATTCCATCCGATGTACCGGTGGCTGGCCGGGGACCAGGTCCGGACGTAGCGGATTCCATCTCCAGCGCGCGGGTCGTACGACACGACGCGCCGGAGGCGGGACCCACTACGGATTCCGGACTTGGCGTCCCAACGGTCCTCGCCAGTGTGGACAACAATATCTCCGAGAGATTCGGGTCCGCAGAGATTGCGCACCCGAGTCGGAAGGCAGCTGATAGCAGCCCTCCACCCACGAAGGTAGTTGCAAGGATCGCCACCTTCGGGGTGAAAATCCTTAACCACACGGCGTATTCCGTTAGCCATTGCGATCCATTGGTGCGGTTCACTAGGAAACTCCTCAAGGTAAAAAGCCCTTACGGGCGTTCCCCCAAAGTAGTCTCCTCCGCAGCTCTCTCTGAAATCCCCAGTATGAAAGGACTTTCGCCCGTTCGTCCGGAAACCAAAGAAGTTAAGGACCGCAACCACGTCCTGATAGGCATCATTGGGAATTATGATGTCATCACCGTACACGAAGAGATTTCTCCCCTCGCGCGGCATGTGTCCAGTCTGGACCATTGCCGCAAAGCACAGGGCTAGGAAGACTAACGTCTCTAGCTCGAACGTGAAACCGTTTCCCATTGACGAGAACTTTTCTAACACCACGATCTTTCCATCGATCGTTGTGGTGGGACTTCGCAAGGAGTCCAACACGTCAAACCACCCGGAAGGGAGGAGAAGACGTACGAGTTCTCGGGAAACAGTGTCGCTTGCACTCGAGAGGTCTATAGTGGCCAGATGCCTCTGCGATGAGGCTTCCCTCGCCTTACAGCGATGGATGAGCTGGCCGTTTACCAGGTCGATACCAATCTTGCTCAGACGGCCGCGTATAACGCGGCCGTATCCGAGTTGAAAGAAAAGGTTAATCGAAGGTTCGATGCAAATGCCTCGATCCTTCGACGAATCCTTGGGAACCGTTGTGAAACGGTTCCCGCGGGCGACTTGGACGACACCTCGATGAGAAGACACAGCCCTAGCCCAAGCGGTCTGAGACCAGCTTGGTAAGAAGCGAAGTGCCTTTTCCGTGCAGGTGGGAGAACTTGACATTTTGTCAGCAACGGTCGTGAGCTTGCCACGATCGGCTAGGGTTGCTCCCGGTCCGAATCGACCAATTACTCGGTCAGGTTCCGGACACGGTCCTAGGACGAACTTGATATAGTTTTTAGCTAAGGAGACGAACTCCTCAACCCGCCCCCCTGTGCCGGTGCAAGCACCGTACAACAAGGGAGACAATCTCTCGTTCGTTTTCAGACACAACCCCTCCGAGGCCCAGAACCCCTCAACAGCCTTCTCGCGAAGGTTAACTGCAGTCGGGAATCCCTGGCACTTCCGGAACACCTCGGTAACGAGATTGTCCCAGAAGAACGAAGAGGCGTTTGTGTAAGACAACGGATCAACCTTTAAAGAAAGGATTTGACCCCACTCACCGGCTTCCAACAGTTTTGAGACCATCAGAGCTCGAGGAGTGCCTGCGTCCAAGCAAAGGCCTTGGACGGCATGGACTACATCACGTGGTACCATTTCACTACTCCAGGATGTGGTAACTCGATCAGGTGGGCGCGAAGCCCGACTTGATAGAGTCCTTGATCAGGGTTGCAGCCGTAAGGTTGCAACTCTGCGCGACCGCCTCGGCTAGGTCAGTGTCCGGCATCCCATTAGGGACGAGGGCACTGACTTCCAGCAGAAATCGATCGGCAACCTGGGTTTTCCCGAGACTGTCAACGACAGTCGTGGGGTACATGTAGTGAAGATTCACTCGACGAGCGGTCCGAGGACCGTTCGACTGCGAAATGGCATCCAACTGCGGCCGGAAAGCCGCAGCGGTGCCAACGCTGTTGTTCCGCCAAATCGCCGGAGATTTATCTCCGGCGCTGGGGATCATCTGAGTGTACGTGACGTCCGTCGTACCGTCAGCCTTTTTCACGACGATGTTTGCCATTTGAGGCATGGTGAACTCCTAAGGGGGTAAGCTCATTTGACTTTGAGCGATTGGATTAAAAGTGCCATCGAAACGGCGGCACGCGTGGGCGAAAATGCACCACTGGGTCTCATTTTCGGGTACGGAGAGATTGCTCCCTTGTACCTGTCGTAGCGATACCCAAAACCCATCCTAGGGATAGGCCGGTTAAGGTAATCGACTGAGAGGTGATGATACGTGTGTTCGATTTTAAACGAATTCCACGCATCATCAACTTGAACTCCCAAAGTGGCTGTCATGCCATTAAGGAAGTCCCCGACCGGAACAAACCAGTCGACGACAAAGCTGAATGGGACGAGCTCCCATGCAACTACGAAGGGGTTAGTCAGCCCCAGGCGGTTTGCAAGATGGAGATCAGGGTTCATAATAGTGAACCGAGCTCCGGCTTTTACTTTGTACACGTATTGTCGACGCCATGCCTGTTGCCCATACTTTGGGTACTTAGGGTAGCCGCCAACGATGTCCTCATAAAAACCTGAACCAGAACCCCTAGCCATACGGCTAGGAGGAGGTCCTTGCAAAACTTCAGCAGCACTGTGAATGTCCTTAATCAATGGAACCCATCCGAAATGGTATTCCAGGAAATTGTTAGACCAGTGCTTTGCTCGTGAAACGCCCTTTGGCACGTCCTTTTTACGGGAGTAACCTAGGACTTTAGCCGCCTTGCGAAAATCGCCTTTCCTTACGGAACGAACGAAACTCGCGAGCGTCGTTGCGCGCTCAGCAATCATTTTTACTGCTTGCTTGCGCTCAGCGAGGGAAACACCCACAGACGCAGCAGCCGTCTCACTAGCCGCCGCTTGAAGCGACGAGTAGAAAGAGGCACTGCATTTGTTAAAAGCCCCATTGCTAACATAGGGAGGAATCCCTGAAAATGTAGGAATGTAGCTTTGAGTACCGAAGCCATCGAACCCTGGGGCTCGAGGGAGCTTGAGTTCCACCGCATGACTGTGATGGTATTCAAGAGGCTTCTTGTACGGTTTGGGTTGGGTGTACCAAGTCTTCTTGTCGTAGACATCGGTGGTGCTATTCGCACCTCCGGTCTCTTTGACAAACGGACCAGCCATGTTTTGCTCCAAACACGGCCAACTTGGAAAAGGATCTGACTTAGGCCGATAAGATCGGCCAGATCCATACGCTATGGTCATAACGGCCATACATATCCTCTTGAGAGAGAGATAGAGGTATGACTTGACGAGGTGTTAAACCCGTCCAGGTCTCTGCGCCTCCCTTACTAAAGGGGAGGAAAGGAAGGGATATAAGTGTCCCGCGCAGAAACAGATAGGGAGGTCCAGAAGGAC